AAAACCCCTTTCAATTCCCGCGATCAAACTCGGTTTAATGCAATAAACTGTATGTCAATATCCGCTAACTATGTAATGTTGAACATTGGCCACCATCTTATCAAGTGGGCCATTGAACGGATCCGCGCTGGAGCCATGACGCCCGAGCAGTTCGCCGCCCAACACGCGCCCGGGGTCAAGCCTGACGCTCCGGTGCTGCGGACCATTGCACTCGGCATCCGCGACATCATGCGAGCGAAACCCGAAGACCTTCCCGAGACCCTGCGATGACGCAATCCGATTACGTCAAGCACAGCGGGCTGACCAAGGGCCGGGTGTCCCAACTGGTTAAGGCCGGAATGCCGCTGACCTCGCCCGAGGAGGCCGACCGGTGGCGCGGGATGTCGTCGAAGGGCAGGGTGGCATCGACACCCACGCCAGCACCGCAGGCCGGGCCCTACCGTCCACCGGAGGCCGAGGCGCCCACAGACCCGGCAGCGGTCACCGCGGACACGCCATCGGGAGCCTACGAGCGGCAGCGGCAGATTGAGCGGGCCGCCTACGCTCTCGCCGTCCGGGCGCTAAAAGCCTCCCAGCCCGACGCCGGCCGCCTAGTGTCCATCCACGCCCAAGCCGCCCGGAACCTGACCCAAGCCCGGGACGAGGTGCTGACCCTCTCCGAGCGGGAACGCACCTTGGTCTCCGGGGACTGGGTGCGAAAAGTGATGACTGACCATGACGGCGCGGTCTCGACGCTCTTAAAGGCCATGCCGAAACAACTCGCCGGCCGCATCGCACCGCATGACCCGGAACACGCCGAGCGGGAACTCGAACGGTGGGTGCAGGAGGTAGCGCTTGCCACCCTTTACCAGACTGACCCATGGAAATGAGATACAAGCTCCACCTGGGCGACTGCCTGGAGGTTCTGGACATGTTGCCTGATAACTCGGTCGACAGCATCGTCACCGACCCGCCGTATGGCCTGTCATTCATGGGCAAAAAATGGGACTACGATGTCCCGAGCGTGGCCGTATGGGAGCAATGTCTCCGGGTGCTGAAGCCCGGGGGGCACCTTCTGGCGTTCGCCGGTACCAGGACGCAACACCGAATGGCGTGCAGGATCGAGGATGCCGGCTTCGAGATTCGAGACATGATCGCTTGGGTGTATGGGTCGGGCTTTCCAAAGTCGCACAATCTTGAAGGCGACAACAAAGGCTGGGGCACCGCCCTGAAGCCCGCCCTAGAGCCGATCACCATGGCCCGCAAGCCGCTGACCGGCACCGTGGCCGGGAACGTGTTGGAGCACGGGACCGGGGCGATCAACGTGGATGGGTGCAGGGTGGGAGATGAAGTGACAACCAGCATTCTGCACGGGAAAACATCCGATGCCTTTGGAATAGGTCAAAAGCGACCCACATTCGGAACAAAAGAAAACCCTCCCGGCCGCTGGCCCGCCAACCTGATCCACGACGGCAGCGACGAGGTTGTGGGGCTGTTAAACGACGCCGCCCGCTTCTTCTACTGCGCCAAGGCGAGCGCGAAAGACCGCGATGAAGGCGTTGCAGGCGTTGCAGGCGTTGCAGGCGGGATGTCTGGTCGCCGCGATGGAAGCATGGGAAGCATTACCATGCGGAAAAACACACACCCCACCGTCAAGCCGACCGACCTGATGCGCTACCTGTGCCGCCTCGTCACGCCCCCGGGCGGGGTCGTGCTCGACCCGTTCATGGGCAGCGGCAGCACTGGTAAGGCTGCGGGTATTGAAGGATTTGGGTTTATTGGAATTGAGCGAGACCCGGAATACCACAAGATCGCACACGCCAGAATATCGAACCAACACGAAGGACGCCTCCTGTGAGCTTGACGGACCTCCAACGCAGTCTCCTGGAGTTCCGGCGCGGGCTCTACCGCCCGACGCCGCGCCAGACCGTCGTCGAGTGGTCTGAGGCCAACCTCCGCCTTACCGCCCGGCAGACCGAGCACCCGGGCCCGTTCTCGACATCGGTCCGCCCATACACCCGGGAGCCGATGGAAGCCTGGAAAGATCCATCGGTCTCCGAGGTGACGCTTTGCTGGGGATCGCAGACCAGCAAGACCACGACCCTGATGGCTGGTCTATCATGGCTGATCGCCAACGAGCCGAGCCCGGCCCTGTGGCTGATGCCGACCGAGAACCTGGCCCGTTCCTTCTCCAAGAGCCGATGGCTACCGATGCTCGAGGACAGCCCGGCCATGCTGGAGTGCTTCCCGGCCGAGGCCGACAAGATTACCAACCTCGAGCAGAACTTCACCCGTTCAACGCTGACCTTCGTCGGATCCAACTCGCCAGCCAACCTTGCATCCCGCCCCGTCCGGGTGCTGATCGCCGACGAGGTGGACAAGTTCGCCGAGGCGACGGCCAAGGAAGCCGATGCGCTCGACCTGGCCGAGCAGCGCCTTAAGAGCTTTAGCAGCTCGAAAGCGTTTATGACCAGCACGCCCACCGTGGTCGAAGGGCGCATCTGGCAGCGGTTCCTCCGTGGCGACCAGCGGCGGTTCTACATCCCGTGCCCACACTGCCGGGAGCCCATCAAGCTGGAGTGGCGGCAGGTCACTTGGGAGGATCACAAGACCGATGACGGAAAGCATGACCTAGCCAAGGTCCGCGCATCGGCCCATTACGTCTGCCAACTTTGCCAAGGCAAGATCACCGACGCCCAGAAGGTCGCCGCGCTGCGTCATGGCCGGTGGATGCCTGAAAACACTGCCGCGCTTCCGGGTGTGCGATCCTACCACCTGTCGAGCCTGTACTCGCCCGACCGGAAATGCACCTGGGGCCATCTGGCCGTCGCTTTCCTTGAGGCCAAAGCGTCCATGGCTGGTCTGCAGGGCTTCATCAACGGCAATCTGGCCGAGCCGTGGGAGCAACAGGACGTTCGCCAGGAGCGCCCGGAGACATCGGCCGAGGTCAACCTCGAGGGTGGCCGCCGGTATCTCACCGCTGACGTCCAGGCCGTGGCGCCGTTCCTGTGGTGGGTGTGCCGGGAATGGAAGGACGGCAACAGCGTGCTGGTTGCTGCCGGGTACGCCGACGACTTCTCCGCCCTCCGCCGCGTCCAGATCGCCCTCGAGGTCCACGACATGGACGTGGGCATCGACTCCGGGTTCAATACTCAGGCCGTCTACGATGCCTGCGGCGCATACTCGACGGTGACACCGAACTCCATTACCTACCCATGCGGCCTGCGCTACCCGCCCGAGGGTGGACTGCGGAAGCCGGCGCTGGTTGGATGGCTGCCGCTCAAGGGCCGCGAGACGGGGGCCAGGTTCACCGCCAAAACCGGCGCAGTCCATCCGTTTGGTCTCTCCACGTCATCGTCGATGCGGACCGACGTGGTGCAGCCTTTCCTCGTTTTCGACACCGAGCACCTGCGCGATATGCTCTCCCGGCTTCGGAAGGGCGACATCGACCGCGAGTGGGGTGTTGGGATCCCGCCGGTGCTCGAGGTCCAGGGCGCCTATCTGGCCGACCGGGATCTTTACTGGCGGCATCTGGACAGCCATCAACTCCGACCGGTGGCCAACCGTGCCGGGCGCATCAAACACGTCTGGACGAAGCGCAATCAGAAGTGGCCAGACCATCTCCATGACTGCGAAATCATGCAGCTTGCCATGGTCATGCTCTGGAACGACCTGAAGACGGCGGAAGATGCTAACGATTGAACCGAAGGCGTCCCGCCGTATTTTGGCGCGGACGTGTTCTCGTTCAACGTAGCCATCAAGCGGGCGCATCTTCGTTCCGTCTTTTCGACGCTGGGCGAGTCGTCGCTGTTGGTCGCGCTGACCGCCAAGGTCATCGCCGCGGCAAACGGAATCGAATCCGGGCAGATCGTCCGCTCCACGTCTTCCTCGGATGTCTCCGTCGAGTTTGCTGAGCCCGGCAAAGGTGCCCCGGCACCCGCGGACATGGTGGAGATGTGGGAAAGCCTGATCGCCGACTACGAGCTTGCGGTCCAGCTCCTGAGTGACGACGGCATCGCGTCACCGACCGACACCCAGATCTTCAACAAGATGCTGTCCAACGTCTTGGTCTCTACGACCCGGTACGGTGGCGATTTCACCTGGATGCGCCGCGAGCCGCTCATCCGTACCGGAATGACCTGATGGGATTCATCCAGAACATCATCAACCGTTTCCGGGCGGCACCCGAAAACCGTTACGAGGGAGCCAACAACTCCATCCGCCGCTCGTACCTCGACACGTCCTACACGTCGGCCCGCTTCGACGTTACCGCATCGACCCGCCAGCAGATCGTCCGAAAGAGCCGATTCTTTGAGCAGAACAACGCGGTGATGAACCGCCTCGGTGACCTGTTTGAGTCATACACGGTCGGTTCCAACTTCTCGGTGCAGCCCGCATCCTCGGATCCCGAGTGGAACCTGCGGGCCAAAAAGTGGTGGGACATCTGGAGCCGATACCCGGATATCGGATCCCGGCAGTCGTTTGGCACTCTGATGTCGCTGGCCGCCCGCGGGTGGTTCTTCGATGGTGAGTCGTTCATCCTGCTGACCAAGGGCGAGACCGGGCGCCCGAGGCTTCAACTGATTGAGCCGCAGCAGATCGCCACACCCAACGGCCAAGAGTCGAAAGCGGACATCTTCGACGGTGTGCGGTTCGACACTCGCACCGGCCGTGCCGTTGCTTACTTCGTTGGCCAGGAGCAAAAGCAGGGCGAGCTTTCCGACGTCCGGTCGCTGCCGTCCGATTCCATCGTCCACATCTTCGAGCCGCAGCGTGCCGGCCAGCTCCGCGGTCTGCCGTTCGTCGCCTGCGTCATCAACGATCTCCACGACCTCGACGACCTGCAGCGTCTGGAAATGGACTCCTGTAAGCTGGCCTCGAGCGTGGCGCAGGTCGTCAAGACCAGCACCGGCGAAGTCCAGGCAACGAGCCTGCGTTCTGGCGGCACCGGCCCCCAGGGCAGCGCACAGTCCTACTACGAGAACATCTTCGGGTCGGCCGTGAAGGTGATGAAGCACGGCGACGAGTTCGAGCAGTTCATGTCCGACCGGCCGTCGGTCAATATGCGCGAGTACTGGCGGCAACTGACCGAGAAAGTCTGTGCCGGCATCGGCATCCCCTACGTCTTGGTATTCCCCGAGTCGATGCAAGGCACGGTCTACCGTGGGGCGCTTGATATGTCGTCGGTCTGGTTCCGAAGCCGGCATCAAGTCATGGCATCGGCCGCACGTCGCATCTGGGAATACGTCATGGAATACGCCATCCGGGTGGATCCGACGCTCCAGAATGCACCGGATGACTGGTACGAGGTGGCAATCCAAGCGCCCCGGGCGCCCAACGTGGACGTGGGCCGCAACTCGGCCGCCCAACTTGCCGAGCTTGGTAGCGGCGTGACCACGTTCGACGAAATCTACGGAGCCCGCGGCATCGACTGGCGGTCGGCCCTCGAATCCAAGGCGCAGCAGGCCAAGCACATCCGCGACTTGGCCATCAAGTACGGCATCGACGTCTCCGAAATCAGCACCGCGCAGAAGGTCCAGATCGCGCCCGAACCGTTCGACGACGTGGCCGAGGACTCCGAGGAAGACCGATCCGAAAACGACAACGGCGACGACAACGGCAACGGATCCCAGCGTGCTAGCGGAAACGTGCTAGCCGTTGCGCCTGCGAAAAACCGTGGGAAAAGGAGGAAGAAGAAATGACCAAGGTCAACAACTGGCTGAGCTACAGCCCGAGGGCCGCCGCGACCGAGCCGGCGACCATCCAGATCTTCGACCAGATCGGCGAAGACTGGTTCTCCAACTCCGGGGTCACCGCGAAATCGTTCGCTGACACGCTCCAAGCCGTCGGGCCTGGACCGCTGAATGTCGAAATCAACAGCCCCGGCGGCAACGTCTGGGACGGTTTGGCGATCTACAACATGCTGCGCGGCCGGCAGGCATCGGTCACCACCAAGGTGGTCGGTGTCGCTGCTTCCATCGCTTCGATCATCGCGCTCGCCGGTGACGAAGTGGAAATCGCCGACGCGGCGCTGATGATGATTCACGACCCGTCGGGTCTGGCCGCCGGCACTTCCGACGATATGCGGAAGATGGCCGACGCTCTCGACCAGCACGCCGCGATCCTGTCTGGAGTCTACGAGAAAAAGACCGGCAAAACCGCGACCGCGATCCGAGCCGCAATGAAGGCCGAGACGTGGTTCACGTCGGCCGAGGCTATCGACTTCGGCCTGGCCGATTCCATTTCCGAGAAGCAACCCGCCATGCAGGCCAACGCGGCCCGCGCATGGGTCACCGCTTCCATGAAGAAACTTTCCGCGCCCGGCACTTCCGCCGGCGTGGATGGCGCAAACACCGCGCCGACATCACAGACACCACACAACATGGACAACAAGACCCCCGATCCCGTGGTGCCGGCCGCTCCCACCGCGCCGGCTCCTGCCGCCCCCACCGCGCTCGACGCTTCGGCCATCGAAGCCATTGTCGCTAAGGCCGTCGCGAACGCGATTGCCGCAAAGGCCCCCGCTGCCGCCCCGGCGCCCGAGCCGATCACTCCGCGCATCGAGAACCTCGGCAACCCGCTGCTGGAGAAGCACAAGACCTTCAAGGCCGGTGCTGATCGCCGTAAGTGGCTGATCGAAAACCACTCCGAGCTTCTGCGGCAGAACCAGATCCACGCTCCGCAGAACACCAACACCTTCACCAGCACCCTTGTGGTGGATTACCTGGCCGATGCGGTCATCACCGTTGCTGCCACCCGCCTGGCGCTCCTGGACGGCTTCACCCGCAACGTGGGCCTCGACAACCTCCGCCCCCGGGCCACCGTCCGCGTGAAGCGGTACACCACCGGGTCGGCCGCGCAGACCAACGCCACCAACTTCGAGACCAACGACGACAGCACCTTGGCCGCCACCACGGTGACCGTGAACCAAATCTCGAAGATCTTCAGCATCCAGAACGCCGAGCTGAATCAGGGCTTCCAGCTCGCGGATCTCGCCCAGGGTTCCGCCGACCTGTTCGCTTACGGCATCTCCGATGTCGTCACCGGCCTGATGGTTTCGGCCAACTACGACAGCCCGACCACCATCGGCATCGCTGCCAACTTCGACACGTCCGACCTCCCGGCGATCCTGGCGCTCGCCAAGAACTACCGGAGCAAGAACCTTGTGCTGGACGGTGGCCACATCGCCCGGCTGATGTTCTCATCGGCCGCGAACACGTTCCCTGACGGCCGCCTCGCCGCTCTGGCCAACGGTCGCTTCGGGTTCGACCTGATCGCCGAGAACAACCGCTGGACCGGTGGCATCGCCAATCTGGCCGGGTTCGTCTGCGGCCCGGACGCCATCGCCATCGCCGCCGGTCTCCCGGTCGGCATGATCGCCGGCGAGTTCCTCGAGCAGCGCACGGTGACGACCAACAACGGCCTCTCCTGCCTGCTGTCGGTCTGGTACAGCCGGGCCTCGCGGTCGCACTTCGCCAGCTACGACATCATGTTTGGTGCCGGCGTGGGCGACGCCACCCAGGGCGAGCTTCTGATCACCGCCTAAGCCTGACGCATGAGACTGGCAACCACCATCGCCGTGGACAAGAACGGGAAATCCAAACTCGTTTCTGGTCCCGAAATTGACGCGACTCTCCAACGCGACAATTTCAACACCGCGACCGTCCCTGAGGGAGGCAGGCTCGTCCTGTTCATTCAGGGAGCCCTGGCACCGAAAGTCCGCAAAGGATAGTTCCAACCTTGGGGGCCTCGGCAATACGGCCGGGGCCCCCTCTTAAAAGACCCAATACAATGGCCGTCCAAACCGATATTGCCGTGCAGGATTCCATGGGATTCCAAGGTGTCGTTCCTGTGACCGGGACCGCGCTCAACTCCGCTGGTTACACCGCCATTCAGTTCGCCGAATCGGGCACGCTGACCAGCATCGCAGGCCTCGGCATCTCGGGCACCTGGACCGGCATCACGTTCCCCGCTGGATTCATTATCCGAGCCAGGATCTCCAGCTTCCAGCTCGCCTCCGGAAAGGCCTTGGCCTACCTCGCGCGCGCCTAATGACGCTCGACCTCGCAATGTCGCTGGCATCCGACTCCGAGTCGGCCATCGACCCTTATCCTCCAGCAGATCGCAATATGCTGCAGGAGGACGACTTCCTTGTCCTACAAGAAGACGGGGCGTCGAAGATCGTTTTTTCGCTGATAACTGATTAACGCTTTTACACCATGCCCGACTCCAAGATTACAGCACTCGCCAGCATCGGAACCGGAACCGATCCAGCCAATGACCCGCTGGTCATCGTCGATGTCTCCGACCCGACCATGGCGGGGTCCGGCACCACCAAGAAGGTCACGCTGAATCAGCTTCTCGGGGCTGGTGGTGCTGCTTCGTTTTCTTCACTTACCACGTCTGGAGCCGCCACCTTCAGCGGCAACACGACGCTTGGTGACGCGCAGGCCGACACCTCGACGATCAACGGCCAGCTCACCGCTCGCCAGGGCGAGTTCCCGTCCGCCGTCCGCGCCGCTGCCAGCGATTACGCTGCGGTGACGTTCGATGGGGCGACGGCTGGGACGCGGATTGCTGCTCCATGTCAGGCTATCGGCACGGGTGACTTCTCAATGTGGAGCCGGTTTCGAGTTCCTGCGATCAGTGGAGGGCAAAACTTTGCCGTGATTGGACTCAGTAGCGCAAATACCACAATTTCAGTCGCCAATGGTCTTAGAACTGTTGTCGATAATTTGGGGGCATTTTTTGTTCAGCTTTACGGTGCTACGACAAGCGATAGCAGGACTGCTACAATTTCTGGTTTTATTACCGCTTATGTTGGTCAGGTTGTCGATGTTGTTGTCACACGCTCTGGATCGACCCTGAAAATCTACATCAACGGTGCTGATACTGCATACACTGAAACCACTGCAGGAACTCCTCCGGCTTGGAGCGCAACAGTCGCATCCGACTTTGCTCTTGTTGGTGCCGCTGGAACTTCTGGGGTAACCGTTTTCTCAGGCCGCATCTTCCGCTCCGTCGTCTTCAACCGCGCTCTGTCCGCTGCAAATGTCGTCGAGGTTGGCACCACCGGAGTGAACCCGGCGGATCAGTGGGGGACTCAGACGGGGCAAACCAGTGGCACTTTGGTTGCATCTAAACGCTATCGAATTACCACTTACGTCTCTGCTGATTCATTCACGAATGTCGGAGCTGCGTCTAACACGACCGGTGTTGAATTCGTTGCAACCGGAACGACTCCGACGACTTGGACTAATGGCTCCACTTTGAATCGAATCGGTGGAATCATAGATTTGGACTTCACCGTCGGAACCGGCTACCAAGCCACCGACCGAAGCACCAATAGCCTGCACGGCACTCTGTTCAACGCTGTCGAGTTCACGCAGCCGAAGCGGGTAGCGGTGCTCTACGCTACGACCAACACCAACGGCAACCAGCAGATGCTGGGCACGCTGGCAATCCCGACCAACGCGATCATCGAGGATATCGTGGTGAACTCGACCGGATCGGCTACGGTGAGCGTCGGGAACGTCTCGGCTGGCACCCAGATCGTCAACGGTGCCTCGGTCGTCTCAGGACGCCAACGGCTCACCATTGCTACGCCGTTCAGCACGACCGGCAACCTGTGGGTGAACAGCAACGCCACCGCTACCCTGCAATTCACCATCCTGTACACCATCGCTTCCTAACATGAACGAGAACCTCATCACGTTTGACCCGGCGATCAAGGTCAACCCCAGCATCATCGCCGGCGACATGTTCGTCAGCACCGCCGAGGTCATCCCCCAGGACGATCCGGCCCAAGTGGTGGCCTCCATCTACGGTGACGGACGAGTGATCGGCGTGCCGTTCATCGACTCCAACGAAAACTCCATCAGGGTTGCCCTGAGCTAACATGAACAACGAGACAACCAGCAGCGGCATCGGCGTCTCACTCGCCACCGCAGCCACCGCCGGACTTGTCAGCCTGATCCCCCAACTTACCGAGTGGTTCCAGCTCGGGACCGCTATCCTCGCATTCGCAGCCGCAGCAATCGCACTCTACAAAGCCATCAAGAAATGAAAAACCTTAAGACCACTCTCGCCGGTATCGGTGCCATCCTCGTCGCCGTCGGCGGCGCTCTCACCGCCGCGCTCGACAACGATCCCGCCACCAACTTCGACATCGCCGCGACCATCGCCGCCATCACCGCCGGTGCCGGCCTGATCGCCGCCCGCGATGCCGACAAGAAGTCCGAGTGAACTGGATCTACCAGATCCTGAAGGCCCTCCTGGACTGGCTCCGAGAAACACCGCCACCCGATGTCGCCCATGGAAAAGCACCGACTGATCTCAAGGATCGCCTGCGCCGCCGCATTGACGGCCTCCCTGGGCTGCCGGACGACGGTGGTGCTGGTCCCAAGCGGTGACCCGGTGATGCTCGCCAAGCCCACCAAGGCCAGCGTCTACAGCTTCGACAAAAACCAGAAGCTCGTCGGCCCTTCCACAGTCATCATCCCTGCCGGTTGGTACGCTCTCCCCAAATGACCAACATCACCCAGGAGATTCCGCGTGGGGACCGGTGGATCGTCCCGGTATCGGTCACCATCCCTGATGACTCCGCGTTCGACTGGACGGGCGTCCAGGCCAAATGCGAGGTCCGAGACGCATCGGACAACACGATCTTCCAGACGCTGACCCCGGCCGCCAATCTGTCGGTTGCTGGCACGGCTACCTTCACGCTTGAGCTTACCGGTGCCCAGACCATCACCCGGGACATCGGCGACAAGCTGGTTGCCGATCTGGTCATCTGGAGGACGTCGCCAACCTTTGGCCCGCACACCTTGGTCGTCTTCCAACTCAACATCACCCGACGGATCACGACGACCACGGCATGAGCGACATTGCCATCCAGATCAAGGATCAGGTTTTCCAGATCCAATTCCCGCGGTTTGTGGCTGGGACAACCGGCGCTGGAAACGTGGCTTGGAATGATGTCACCGGGAAACCGGCGACGTTTCCGCCTTCTGCCCACACCCACCCGATCTCTGAGGTCATCGGGCTCCAGACTAGGCTGGATGAAGCAGACGGAACCGCGCTCAATCAAGCGGTCATCAAGCAGGTCCGCAAATCGACCGCCGGCACGATTACCAAGGGCCAAGTCGTCTACATCGTCGGAAGCTCTGGATCCCATCTGACGGTCGAGCTTGCTGATGCCGATTCTGAGGCCACGGCCGCCACGACCATCGGTGTTGCGTTGGAGACCATCACCAACACGACCGAAGGTTTCATTATCACCCAGGGCTTCATCGACGGGTTGAGCAACCTTCCGACGGCTACATTTACCGACGGGCAAGCGCTCTGGCTGTCGTCAACGGCTGGTGGGTGGACCAACACGCGGCCGACCCAACCGGCGCACGGTGTCTTCCTTGGATGGGTGGTATCGGCCAGCAACGGGGCCTCGGGTCGAGCCTACATCAAAGTCATCAACGGCCAGGAACTTGAGGAACTGCACGACGTGCTGATTACCAGCCCGGCAGACAATCAGGTTCTGACCTACGAAGCATCCTCTGGTCTTTGGAAGAACAAGGCCGCATCCGGTGGTGGAATCACAAACGGCCAGTCCATCGTCAACGCTCTCATTTTCGGCTGATCCATGAAGCAATTCATCGCCCCTTCATACACGTTCACCCCTGGAGCGTCTGGCGTCGGCACCGTGAACCTGTCGGGCATCTCCGGGTTCAACATCAAGTACTTGGTCGCTGTCATCAACCAGACCCGCGGCGTTGTCATCTACAGCACCGGTGACACTGCGACCCGATACACAAATCTGTCGGGCACGACGTTGACGCTGAACGTGGACACGTCCACGCACAACAGCGGCGACGTTCTCCAAGTCATCTACGAGGTGACCTCGACGGATCCGCTGACCGACACGCAGCTTCGAGCGTCGGCGGTTCCTGTCAGCGGCACGTTCTTCCAAGCCACGCAGCCGGTATCCGCCGCATCGCTTCCGCTGCCTTCCGGCGCCGCGACAGAGACAACGCTGTCATCCATCGACGGAAAGCTTGGATCATTGGGCCAAAAGACCATGGCCAACTCGGCTCCGGTGGTCATCGCATCCGACCAGTCGGCCATTCCGATCACCGGCAGCATCACCGCATCCAACCCGTCTGTTGGGACGACTGGATCAGCGGTCCCTGCATCCGGTACGCTGATCGGCGGCACCGACGGAACCAACCTTCGCGGCATCAAGACCGATGCGAGCGGTGAGCTTCAGGTCGATGTTCTGTCGAGCGCCCTCCCCGCCGGCGCTGCCACGTCTGCCAATCAAGCGCCGCTGACGACTACCCACCCGCTTCCGAACGCAAGCGGTGCGATTGTCCGCCAAGCGCCCGCCGAAATCTGGTCGGTTGGATTTGCTGCCGTCGGATCTTCCCTATTGGCAACAGAGCTTACCCAACGCCGCCTCGGCACTGGAGTCGGTGTTTCCCAGAGCGCTTCAAACCTGGTTCTGACCAGCGGCACGACTGCGAACTCCGAGTATCTTGCCCGCAGCGTCCAATCCTTCCGCGGTGCGCTGACCGCTCGCCACAAGACGATCCTGTCGCAACGCATCGCCAACAACAACTTCGCGGTCATGCTGGCCGACAGGATTGGCGAGGGGTTGTCCTGCACAATCAACAGCGCAACGAGCATCACCGTCACGCTGACCGCTCACGGCTTCACGTCCGAAAACGTCGGCCAGTCCATGATGGTGGGCGCGATCAACGGCGCGAATGGCGTCCCAGGACGCTATGCCATCGCTTCGATCCCCAGCGTTGACACGATCAACTTCACCGTCGCTGGTTGGCCTGCTTCCGGTTCCTGCACGGTGGATCTTTTTGGCTGGAACTACCTGTGGACGCAGTACACGGGTACAACGGCCACGGCGGCAAACGTGGACGCGCAGCGCAGGGGCTGGAATAGCGGTGTTACCGCTGCCACGATCAACACCACGGCCTCTCCAGGCCACGTCATGCAGACCTATGCAGACGGTCGCAACGTCAACTGGGCTGACTCGCTGGTCGCCAGTTCTACGGCCCCAACGGTCACAACTCGCGGAAGCCGCATTGAAAACCTCCCCGACGACGACACGGAGCTTTACCTTTACCTGTGGCTCTGGAATGGCACCACGAATCCAGCCAGCACGACGACTTGGACGATTGGGTTTCTGGCCGTCGAGGACAACGCAAACGTTCCCGCTTACATCGCTGGCATTCGACCCACCGGACAACAGGCTGCTTTGCCTGTACAAATCCAGGGAACGGTCACGACCACTTTCACGCAACCCGCCTTAGTCGCTGGCACTGCCGCCATCGGTGACGTTGGCCAGCAATATCGCGCCAACGCGACGGGGGCAGCATCTGGAACCCACCTTGTTTCTGCCAATACGACCAACGCCACCGTGGTCAAGGGTTCTGCCGGCCGTGTCCTTGGTTGGTTCTTCATCAACACCAACGCCGCCATCCGGTACGTCAAGCTGCACAACCAGACAACGACACCGACGGCTGGCACCGGCGTCGTCCGCACCATCGGGATTCCTTCCAACGGCGTGGCCAGCTTCACGCTTGAAGGCGGCATCGCATTTTCCACTGGAATCGCGCTCACGACCGTCACCGGAGCCGCAGACGCGGACAACACAGCTGTCGGTCTCAACGACATCATTGGCGACATTTTCTTCGCATGAAGATCAAGGCCCTGTTCACCATCTACATCGACGGAAAAATGGTGCTGGCCGGTCAATCGGCCATTGTCGATGACGTGACCGGAAACAACCTGATCGCCGAAGGGATGGCGGTCCTGCTTTCTGAGGATGAACGGGGCGGGTTTGCCGTTCCGATGGAAACCGACCCGGAATGACCACCATCGGCACCAGTCTGCAACAGGGCATGGATACGCTTTCCCGCGTCCTGGGTGGTCCTACGTTCATCTGGCGCGGCACAACGGTTTCCTGCATTCCTGCGACCATCTCAGACGCCAACAGCGTCATCCCAGGCGGGTTTCAGCCCGACATCCAGACGCGCATCCTGGTGAAGGTCCAAGACTGGGCCGCCGCCGACTCATCCATCATCATTGTCGATGACACGCCGTTCACGGTCGAGGAGTCCGAGACGCCGAGGCCGATCATCGGGCGCACGCTGACCTATCTCGGGAAGTCCTACCGTATCGTCTCGGCCAAGACCGACCCGAGCGGAGCATTCTACCGTGTCGATCTGGCCAGCCCGAGGAAATGAGGCCCGTTGTCAACATCACGGTCGATTCCTCGAGGTTTGACACCGCGCTGAAGCAGTACCTTCTGACGACAAGCCGGGATCTGGACAAGGCTGTCAACGCCCGGATGTTTTTCCTGATGGTCCGCCTGTTCGTCTTGGTCCCACCCCGCAGCCCAGCGGCAGAGCGGGCGCGCATCGGTGAGTATCTGTCCAGGCCGATTGGCGACATCAACCGAGTCTCCAGGAAAACCGGCAAGCGAGTCGGCAAGAGCCGCCTGCTGCGCCGGGTCCACTTGATCGCGCAGGCACGGGAGCGCAAGGCGGGCAATCGCGGTCTCTACGGCGAGCGGATGAAGGACGCCGCATCGTCTCTCTACCGCAAGGCCATCGGGTCGGTTGGTTACCTGCGCTCCGGCGTGGTCAAGGCCATCCGAGTCTTCAACAAGGGTTTCAGCCAGTTTGCAAAGCCGAAGTGGCGGCCGCTGGTCAAGCCGTCTGGCTACAAACCGCCCGCCAAGCCGAACGCTGCATTGGTGTCGCTGGCCAACCAGTACGGCCTGCCCGAGGAGAACGTCGCCGTCCACAAGGGCACCAAGGCGAAAGGCTACCAAGCGGTGCCCGGGTGGAACCCGACTGCCTCGGTCCTGATGCAGACCGGCATTGCTGACAACCAGCTTGGAAGGGTCAAGTCGATCTACGACACGGCCATGCAAAAAGCCTACGACGACGAACTGGCCGAGCTTCAGGCACACATGACCGACGCACTGCTTGCCAATGGGAAGGTGCTGGTGGATAACGGAATCGACATCCGATGAATGCCGTCGCGCTGAGAGCCGAACAAGCCGTTGCCGATTACCTCGGCGGCGCTGTCTGGCCGTCTGACGGGTTCGTCCTACTGGAGAGCGGCGACAAGCTGCTGCTCGAAAGCGGGTCGTCGATCATCTACGGCATCGGCCTCGGGGCCCCATCGGTGCTGACATCGTTCTCTCACGGTGAGTTTGAGGACGAAGACGAACAGGACACCATGCCGGTGTTCCCGCGCATCGTCGTCATGTCCACCAATGCTGCCCCGGTGCAGCGGTTCGACGTCACCTGCGAGGTTGGCATGACCTGCGAAATGCAGGTTTCGGCCGACGACACCACGACCGTGGAACTCATGGAAATCATGCACCGGTTCGACTCGCTGCTGGCCGACCTGCTGGCCGATTCTCCGGGTCCGTCGGTGCTGGACGCCACGGCTGACAACGAGTTTGGACCGTTCACCGCGCAGTTCTGCACGCCGCTGGATTTCGGGCAGTCTAGCGTCCAGAATCGGTCCAGGACGTTCCAGCGGTCATTCACCCTTTTCTGTTCCGCAACCACCTAACCAATACCCACCATGGCAAACACGCAGGGCAACAAGTACCTTTTTGGATCACCGGCAACGCTGACGATGTATGATGCCGCAGGTTCTCTCATCGTCACTGGGTACATTTCCCCAGACATCGAAAACTACGACATCACCCACGAATGCGACACCGAGGAAGTCCGCAACTCCAACGGCGAGGTCGTTGGTCATCTCGCTTACAACAACCGGCTGACGTTGACGGTCAATTTCATTCCTGTTGGAACCAGCCCGACGGAGGCAACCGCGTTGAATCAGCGGCTTTGGGGATGCTCGCTTCCGACCGGAAACGGCACTGTCATTATTTCTGGCGCTCCAATCATCAATGTTGGTGGTTATACGGACGCCATCAACGCGCCAACCGGCAATCGCTGGATCTACGGTGGCGGTGGGTCGATCAAGACGACCGCGACCGGAAAGGCTACCGGCACGATCACGCTGAAGCGGTTCACGAACCTGTCCGCCACTGGCGCTGCCACCAACGTGTGACCAGTCTGGCTGACATCCTGACGGCGACGGCGCAACCCTGCCCGATGGTAATGGGGTTGCGTCTGGTTCCGTATTCCGTGGGGCATTCACTGATGCTCCACCGCATGGGATCGCCGCTTGTCATCGGTGGCGAGGTGTCGCGGGCGGACCTCATGCAGGGCGTGCTGGTCTGCTCCGAGCCGATCAAGGAGACGCTGAAGACACTGCGCTCGCCGTTCCGCGGCATCATTCTCTGTCTGTGGACGCGCAAGACCATAGGGCTGTCGTTCGAGGTCGAGTTCGAGAAGTGGAACAACTGGATGGCCAGCCAATCGACGGCACCTGAGATTCTGACCAAGCCCGGCGCCAAACGGGCGCTGGCCATGCCGTGGCCCGAAAGGATGCTCGCCTGCTGTCTTGACCTCGGTCTCACCGAGGACACGGTTCTGTCGATGCCGATAGGTGACGCGGAGCGCCTCGTTCTCGCCAGGGCAGAAACTCACGGCGACGTTGAACTTTGGAGCCCGAAGGACGAAGCTCTGTGGCGTTGGGCGCAGCAACAGGCGGCCAACAACTAACCCCATGGCGATCTTCTCACTTCTGGCAAAGCTCGGGTTTGACGGCACCGCATTTGAAACTGGGGCCAAGCGGGCAACGTCTCTAGCCAAGGGCATCGGCCGGGAAATCAACTCGACCTTGGCAAGCGTCTTCACCGTGGACAAGCTGGCCCAGTTTGGCATGGAGGCCATCGACGCCGCGGGCAAGATCAACGACCTCTCAACCCAGCTTGGTGTGACGGCCGAGTTTCTCCAAGAGATGAAGTTCGCCGCCGAGATGTCAGGCGGCAGCCTCGAAGGCGTTTCCGGTGCGCTGGAAAAGATTGCTGTCGCCAGAACCAAGGCGCTGCAAGGCAATCAGGGCCTCATCGCCGCTTTCGAGCGCTTTGGCGTTACTGCCGAGGAACTGAAGACCGCCAAGCTGGAGGACATCTTCCTGAAGATCGGCCGGGCATTTGAGGGCGTGGCCAATCCCCAACAACTGCTTGAACCGTTCCGAGAACTGGCAGGCCGTGGTGCCGGAGCTCTGATCCCAGCCATGGTCGAGGGGTTGGCCGAGGCATCGCAACAGGCCCGAAACATGGGGATGGTGATGTCGAACGAGGTCATCACGACGCTGGACGAGGCCAACGACCGGGTGGACATGATGAAGAAAACGATGACCGCCGGGATGGGGTCATTGATCGCCAACATTCTTTCACCGATTGCAAAGGCTTTTGAAGCCTTCGGCGCTGGATTGCAAGGAGTCATCAACGAGTCGATTCAACAGGGCTTTCGGTTGGCAAATCCGATTACTACGATGATGAACCAAATCGACACATTCGCCCAGTCGTACCGGTCTTCAATCGAAGAACAAGATGCCGAGATGCAGGCCAGAAGGGAGGCACGCGAAAAGAGAGCGGAGCTTATGCGAAAGGCAACATTCGATTCAAGGGCAGCCGAAAAAATCGTTTCTAGCGTGGCCGTTTCCGCCGCTTCATCAGACGCATTGGCTCGCACCGGTGGCTTCACCGCTTTCCAGTCAAACCTCGACAAATATTTTGGTGCCGTCAGAACACAGGCTATGGATCTCCGCGACATCGCACGCAACACTCAGCGCACGGCTGAAGCCGTCGAGGAATAATGGCGAACATCCAAGGCATCCCAAACCCGACCGCACTCGAATACATCGAGGTTGCACGGTCATACGACAACAACGGCACAGGCCGCGTCGTCCAACTGACGTTTCGCGGGTCCAAGGACGCCCTCCGCATCGCCTCGGCACAATGGGTGGCCATCGGTGCAAAATACACCATCCGTGAAGATGGTCCATACTCGGAGGCCACCGTCACCATCGGTGGCAACAGCTTTGACCCAGGAACACCCATCGACCAACAGTCGGCGCCTTTGGTTGGTGAGGTCGCCGACATCCGCTACGAGTTCCGCACCGATTATGTCGAAGTGTCACTTTTCGCATTGCCAGCTGTTGCTCGCGAGGCTTCGACCGTCAGCAATCCAAGCACATACAGGTTTTTAATCGAGACGGCGGCCAAAAGGGGTGAACCGCTGCCATCTCCTCCCGAAAGCAACATTTCGACGTTTCCGATGGCTCAACGGGTGTGGGCAAAACTGTCTAGAGGCGAGGAATCGTTTCCTGTTGCTCGAATCGGTCTAACCCGCATTGCCACCTGGTCGGGCAACCTCTCCCTTCCGCAGATTCCACAAGGCATCCCGCCGGTGTATTATCCGGTTTCGTTTGGGATTGCATGGCAGCTACCGAACAGCGTGTTGCAAATGCTTCCCGCTGTTCCTGTGGATCCGGCCACCGGACAAGTCCAAGCCCCGCCTGGGACCGCTTGGGGCTGGAAGCAAACCAACTATTCCACCAACCTCATCACCAAAACAAACCAGGTCGAGCAGGTCATCTCCTGGACGTTTGCGCCTTACGACTTGGACATCTACCCGTTCTTCTAACAACCAACCCAACACCCACATCTCATGGCAGACGAAATCCAAATGACGGCCCGGCTCTACGCATCGAAGAACGGTGCCTACCTGCCGTCGGTCACCTACACCAAGAGCGCCACCATGGTCGGCACCGACATGGGCAGCCAGACGCAATCCATCGGCACCGGCGCGTCCGAAATCCTCGACGTGCCCGTGGATGTGACTAGCCCCTACAAGGTGCTCATCACCAACCTCGACAACTCCAACTACGTCGAGCTTTCCTTCACTTCGGGTTTCGCCGCGGGCGCTGGCACGATGCGTCTTCCGCCCGGCGAGACCATGCTGATCCCGTACATCAACACGAACCTGTACCTGATCGCCAACACGTCGGCCTGCACGATCCAGGCTACCTTCTGCGAGATCTGATTCACACCCGCCATGGCAAACGAAATCGAAATGGCCGCCCGCCTGTACGCTGCCAAGGGCGGGGCCAGCATCAACTCGCAGACGTGGACGGCCGTGGCCAACATGACCGGCCGCGACATGGGGCAACAGACCCAGGACGTGGGCAATAGCTGGGAGACGCTCGACACGCCGACCGACCTTGCGCTGCCGTACAAGCTGCTGCTCGTCAACCTCGACCAACTGAACGGCATCCAGATGCGGTTTCGCGACGCCACGACGTTTCCGAATTACGCTACGCCGATCCAGATTCCGCCGGGTCAGTTCACATTCCTTCCGCAGATTATCAGCGGCGTCGAGGTGCAACTCATCTCGACCAGCGGCACGGTTAAGGTGATGACCCAGTACTGCGAGATTTGATGCCATGCCCATCCAGCTTCCATCAAAGGTGTCCGAGCGTGGCCTAAAGTCTGACCACGCTCGGGCCATCAACCAGCTCATCGAGGCCGTCCGCCGGGTGCAACTGGTCGCTGGCCCGGGTCAACGGGTGGAGCAGAACGCCAACGGCACCACGCTGAAGATCCAGCCCGGGTTGACGATGACGACCACCCAGACCGCCGAGGAATCTTGGTTTTATTGATGTATGCCGTTTGCGTTGGATAAGCGTGACAAAATGTTCAACGCTAGCAACCTGAATGGGTTGTACGCTCGTTTCGACAAAAAGTGTTTTTTGGCTCTTAATGGTTTGAGCCCACTATTTGGCAGCATATCATCAGGAAATTACGGGCTGAATGTTCCTTATGGTGTGATTTATCAATACAGAAGAGACCCAGCTACTTGCAGAAGACTTGCTGGCCCAGACGCTTATCTTGAAAATTACGATCAGGTCAATGCCTACATTGAGCTTTCAAAATTAGAAAGCAAATATCTAGATGTTAATGGAGGGCAGGTCTATGTAGACAGATATCTTCCATCTGGCGCAGGTGTAAATGTTGACATCAAACAAATTCACTTTTCGTTTGAACTTCTCAAACGAGAGATCGACGGAAAACAATATGATGTGCATTTAGGATGGGACCCGCCCAATACATTTCAAACATCATTGGTCAACGGAAGCTTGGGAATGTCGCCAAGATTTCCGCCATCTAGGATACATAAACACGAAACGGCGGTTGCGGATATCTACATTGAAGGATTCTCTGATTTCATTATCAAAAACACCTATCAACGATACGATTGCTGGAGAATCCACAACTGCAATGCTTCGACTTTGTATGTCGATTTGCAGATTCCAGATGGTTCCTCCGTCACAATTTCGATTGAGCCTTCGTCCTGCAAATCGTTTAGAAGAAATGTCGATGGTAAATGGATAACTTCCTGGCAAGACGGAACTCCATGCAGGTATTTCTTTCCATATGTATCGCGTGACGTTCCTTATTTTGCTGGTGGGCCTCCTTTATCAATAGCTGGAGCGTTCATGGCAATAGAACGTTCTGCTTCAGCAAATAACATTGCCAATCCATTTATTATTTTTACATGGCAGAACGCTCTGTACGCACAACTTGATCCAGACCGCCGTTTTGACATTCTCAAAACATATCCAAAATCATACGATGACCCAGTAATTGACAACAATTTTATAGGAGATTGCGTATTTACTTGGGGAAGAGCAAAGGTTGTCGAGTCAATCGGATCTGTTATTACCAACTCATATTTCAAGGCTTTTGATGGCGTAGAAGATTTTTTAAGTGATCTCGACGACATAGGCCTAGACGTATTACAATCGCACGGTGAATTGTTGCTAACGCCTAAAAATCCAAGTGCTACAATCACAATCTATCCGGTAGATTGTAACGTATTTATTGGTGGAACATCAAATTTGTACTGGTCAATTCCTCCAGCAGGTTTGTCCGTTAGCACATTTTATCCTGCTACATATCAAACCGAAAACCACAATTCAACTATTGGATGGATTCCGGCGAATGTTCCAGATTGGTTTGAATCCATCGCAACCCTTAGGAAACGAATAGCGGTAGAAGAAGGCTACTATACATCAATAGACGATTTTGAATCTGTATCGGATGCTGTTATTTCTAAATTTACAATGACCCCGTTGGGTCTTTGCTGTTCTGCTGTAAGTGGATTGCAAATACAAGCTTGGAACAATTTGGCATTCGACGAAATTGCAGGATATGAGTACAGAGCTTTTGTTGGAGATTTGTTTATC